AATCTGATTTAACAAGAATAGTTAAACAAGTTATTCAAGAACAATCAGAACACGTTAAAAATTTATATAAATCGTGGGCCAATAAAAAAAGTGGAAATCCCGAAAAAGCATTATCAATTATTGATGATGTTTTTAAATACCAAAAACAATTATCAAAAAAAGATTTTGCTCAATATTCTTCATACGAAGAATTGGTTGGTGATTTAAATAGAATTAAACAAGCCGCCAAATCAGAGGATGCCACAAAAATTTATGAAGATAAAGATTTGTTGGTATTAAAGGCGAATACACACGAAGCAAGTTGTAAATACGGTGCCGGATCTAAATGGTGTACAACTGCAAAAGATGATAGTTCATATTGGAGAAGACATAATGATACTGGAACTGAATTTTTTTGGATATTCAAAAATAAACCACAAGATGATCCGAATCATAAATTTTCTTATCACGTAAAAATAACTGGAGAACCTGATTGGTGTAATGCGGTTAATAATTGTATGTCAACTTCAAGATTATCTGAAGAGTCTTATCCAAAGAAACATCCAAAATATGTTGAAATTATTGAAAAATTACAAGAATTTCATGATGCTAGAGGATTGAAAGCACCAGAAAAAAGTGAAAGGCGACGACTTATCGATCAAATTGATGCTTGGCTTAGTGAAAATTTTGATGAAATTGAACCTATAATCCTTGATAGGGTTACTATTAATGATATTGTAAACAATTGTACTTCATTTTTTTTAGATAGTGATGTATATGATTATTTACCATTTGATATAGATTTAGATGATGAAGACGCGACAGATGAATTTATCAGTAATTTAGAAAAAGAAATAAGAAACAATTTTGTACCAGATGTTGATGGGTCATCATTTGAAATTATTCATGGTTTATCGTGGTTAATTAATGATAATTTTGAAGACCCAATTGATTACTTAAACGCACACACACCGGAAGAGGTAATTAATGAATTAGGTGAAATGGATTCAAGAGGTCTTGAAGAACTTATTAATGAAGTACTTTATGGTGGAATTACAGATCAATTAGTAGATTTCACTATGCATTACGGAGATAATTATCAACCATAATATTTGATTAATTAAAAAATAAGTTATATATTTGTATTGTGATTGGTTGATGACTCCCACCGGTAAAATTGGTTGAGTCTCCCACACAAAAAAACCGGGTTTGGCCACCCGGAGGTTAGCTAACCAAAAATTAACGAGGGTTAAGGTATGTGTCCCCATTATACACGATTTTGGGTTTTGATACAAGGAAGGTTGGACACTAATTCGTGATTAAATGTGTTCTTGTAGTTAATTTTATTTTAAAAGATTGATCCGTTATCTGTTGTGAAACACGTAACGGATTTTTTTGTATATTGATATATTTATATATAAAATAAAAAATTATGAATAGATTAACAGAAAGAGACTTGTCAAGAATTGTTAGACGAGTTATTAAAGAAGACAAAGAAGATAAAGGTAAAAAAACTATGAATGACATACCTGATAGTTTCTTTAAAAGTTTTTTATCAAAAACTAGTAGTATAATGACAAGTGAGGAGTTTTCTGATATTGAAGATATTTTAGGAAAAAGAGTTGGTGCAAATGGTCAAGGTATGGGAGATGTTTTTGAAAAAATATTCATAGAAGCAAGATCAAGAAGAAGAAGAGATTAATATGAAAAAAATAGTAAGACTTACAGAATCACAATTGATTAATGTGATTGAAAAAGTAATTAAAGAAGGGTCAATAGATAAGTCAACAAAAGAAAAAGATCTTGATGTTAAGATGGAGAATTTTAGAGATAAGATCAAAAATTTTATTAAATCAAAAGACTGTAAAGTAAAACAAGTTGGGACCGATTTTGAGATACATTGCGATGGAGAACATGTAGGACAAGTTATGTTTAGAAGAAATGCAATCACAATCAAAAAAGAAGGTAATAAATTCGGAAAAGATTTTAAATTCAACGAAATGGGTGAAATTAAATCTGAACTTTCAAAAATAATTAAATAATATGAAAAAAATAATAAGACTAAAAGAATCAGATTTAACAAGGATTGTTAAACGTGTTATTAAAGAAAATAAAGAAGAAACTATCCACATACCAAGAAAATATAATGGTGTTAGAATGGAACTTGGAAAAAGTGTAAACCCACAAGACATTATTGATATGTATAATGAACTTGTTGAAGAAGGAACTCCTCTTGTTGACTATTCTGAATATGGAACAGAAGGAATGTTTTATAACGAGGCCGATGAAGAAATACCTGTTGATGTGATTCTTGATGAACTTAACTATGCAATAGTTGGTGAAGAAGATGAAGATTACGACGAAGAAGAAGATTTTTAAAAAAAACTTGACACTTTTCAAAAGTATCATATATTTATAACAAAAACAGTAAAAACGCAAATGAAAAATTTACATATCATACTATTAGGCGGATTGGCAATAGCTGAGGATCGTTCCTTTAGGGAGGTGGTATGATAATTTAATACATAATAAATTTTAAAACCCCTCTCTAACAAAGAGGGGTTTTTTTGTTTAAGGGTATTGTGTAATTAAAAGTTTTTTGTAACTTTGTAAAACAAAAGAGGTTCTTTGACATAATGGTAATGAATAAAATGGTTCGGTGGCGGAATTGGTATACGCGCATCACTTAAAATGATGTTCCTAGAAGGGAATGAGAGTTCAAGTCTCTCCCGGACTACAGAAAAAAAAGTTTAAAAAAGATTTGGCAGATTAAAAAATTCTACATATCTTTGTAAGACAAACAACGGGGGTAGGAAAGTTAGAGATGGTAATCCTACTCCCGTGACGAAAGAAGAAGTTCATTGAAATAAAGATATTGTGGTTGTAAGAAACGGGAAACTCGTAAAGTGCATTAACCTGTTGACACAAGATGGTGAAACGAGAGTGTGTGTCAACTACTAAACTACAAATTATGGTGCGGTAGCTCAGTAGGTAGAGCAAGGAGACGGAAAACTCCTGTGCCGGTGGTTCGATTCCATCCCCTCACCACAAACACTGCGAGGGGGAGGTATAGTATCTCACCAGTCTCATAAGCTGGTCTAACTTGGCGCGATTCCAAGCCTACGCAACAAAAATTTTGTTCTTTGATTTATTGAATATTTTGAACTATCGTTATATTTATATATAAACGGAGGTTCTAAATGAAGTATATTGTATATGAAATAACAAACAAGGTAAATGGTAAGATTTATGTTGGTGTGCATAAAACAGAAAATATATATGACAACTATATGGGTTCTGGTAAAAACATAAAAGATGCTATAAAAAAATACGGTATTGAAAATTTTGATAAAAAAATTTTATCGGTTTTTGATACACCGGAAGAGATGTTTTTAATGGAAAGTGAAATTGTTAATGAAAATTTTGTTTCTAATAAAAATACTTATAACATTTCTTTAGGTGGTTTAGGTTCTTTTGAACACGTAAATAAATATTATTGGACTGAAGAAAAAAGGAGACTACACGGATTAAAATATGGTAGTATTGCTGGTTCTTGGGAGAATAAAGAAAAAAGAATAAAAACTTGGGAATCGGTACCTTTAGAGTTTAGAGTTAAAAACGCAAAGAAGATGGGAGACAAATTCGGTGGATTTAATAAATTGACTGAAGATAGGATTAATGAAAGGTTAGATTTGATTAGAGATGTTGATATGAGAACTTATGGTTGGGTAAAAAAAGTGTCAGATATTTTAGGTTTAACTCATTCACAAGTAAAAAGATTTATAGACAAACATTATGTTGGTGATGTTTATAGAAGAAAAAAATAAAATATGCTGATGTAGCTCAATCGGTGAGAGCAGGACGCTTATATCGTCAAGGTTATGGGTTCAAGTCCCTTCATCAGTACTGGGAGTGTAGTCAGTAGAGTTCTGTCAGAGAGAAGAGGGTGACACGCACTTAAAATAGGGGTCACAAGGCATCTGACCGTTTAGTAGTTTTGGGTGATAAAAACTAACGTTTTGTGGAGATAGTTTGACGTGATAAACTTACACCCGTGTTGTTAGAGGGACTGGCCTCCCCATTCACGTTAAGTGACGAAACAAATCCCAACGGAGTAGTCACAACTTGCAGGTATCGTATAATGGTTATTACTCCACACTTCCAATGTGGCGATGAATGTTCGATTCATTTTACCTGCTCTGAGACATACTTAGTGAGAACCCCCATATTCTCTGGTTTATGGGGACTTTACTACACTCACTATTGTTTGTCTTTTTAAAATAAACCTTACAGAAGACGATTTAGCTTCGTTGAAAGGAACCTTGGCTCTCGTAGGATCGCAACCTTTACTGAGAGGACGGAAATGACCCAAGGTACTCTGTAATGGACCCTGCTCTGATGTGCACGTCAACAGGTGATGGGGAACAAACCATCAATCAAATCCAAACCCGTGGTGAGCACGGAAGGTTTATTTTTTTAAATGGG